GCATCAGTTCAAAATGTTGGTAATGGATGGCTTCGTGTTAGTTTAACTATTACCTCTAGTTTAACAATCGGCAACACTTTAAGGTATGGTATTTGTTTTGTAGGTAACAACGAAACAGCAGGTGAATTTGCTTATGCATGGGGCGCACAACTAAACGAAGGTGCTTTACAGCCTTACTACTCAACAACTGTTAAGAATTTACTTGGATACAGCCAGAACTTTGAAAATGCGGCTTGGACTAAGAGTAATAGTAGTGTTCTTTATAACTTACTGACGTATTCAGAGCAGTTTGATGATGCGGCTTGGGTGAAAACTAATACAACTGTTTCAGCAAATGTAACAACCGCTCCTGATGGGACTACAACTGCTGATAAACTAGAACCAGCGACAACAGCATCAACTTCCATATATCAAAGCGTAGTAATAGCAGCATCTTCTTATACCGGAAGCGTGTATGTTAAAAAAGGAAGTGGTGCTTCAGATGCTAATAGATTCTATTTGAGAGACTCCACAACATCAACAACGCTACTCCAAGTTGCTATTGATTATGATACCTTGGTAATTACTTATATTATTGGTTCAACAGGCGCATCAGTTCAAAATGTTGGTAATGGATGGCTTCGTGTTAGTTTAACTATTACCTCTAGTTTAACAATCGGCAACACTTTAAGGTATGGTATTTGTTTTGTAGGTAACAACGAAACAGCAGGTGAATTTGCTTATGCATGGGGCGCACAATTAGTTCAAAGCACTTCACCGGAAGAATACACAGTTACAACATCAGCTTCAGCACCGATACAAGCGATAGGGCCTTTTGGGTTTGATGGTGGGGAGAAGTTGGTTGAAGATACAGGCTCTGTCGCTCCCTACATTTCCGAGAATAGTGTAGTTAATGCAGGTGTTCTGTACACAATATCTGTGTATGCAAAAGAATCTCAACAAACTCCAAAAAGGTATTTGGATTTACTTTTTCCAACTACACAGTTTGGTTCAAATAAAAGGGCAACTTTTGATTTAAGTGCTGGAACTTATGTAACTACTAACTCACCAGATTCAGCGTCTATAACACCTATTGGAAATGGATGGTATCGCTGCCAAGTGTCTGCTACTTGTGTAACATCTGGAACTACTAACACGCAGATTAGGATAGCAACAACATATCCTGATAATTTAACCCCATACACAGGCGATGGTACATCCGGTATCTACATCTTTGGCGCTCAGTTATCAGACTCAGCTTCACTAGACCCTTACAGCTATAATCCAGTAGCAGCACCAACTTCTACTGCTTACTACGGGCCAAGATTCGACTACGACCCTGCTACTTTAGCGCCAAAAGGTTTGTTGATTGAGGAGCAGAGGACTAATTTACTGACCTATAGTAGTGAGTTTGATAATGCGGCTTGGACTAAAGCTAATACAACTGTTTCAGCAAATGTAACAATTGCTCCTGATGGAACTCTAACAGCAGATAAGTTAGTTGAAAATACGACTACTGCACAACACTTAATACTTCAATATTATGCTACTACACTAGGGCAAACATATACATACAGTATATACGCCAAAATGACATCTCCTGCCGAATGGACTGTATTTAGATTGCAGTTAGGCTCAGGAGGAGGTATAGGTACATTTGATTTATCGGCAGTAACTGCTTCAATAACAAATGCTAACGCTATTTCAGCCTCTATAACTCCAGTTGGTAACGGTTGGTTTAGATGTAGCTTAGTATCTACATCTAATGGTGATGGTAGTAACTTTATCTATAAAAATTCGGTAATCTATACTGGTGACGGAACATCAGGTATTTATCTATGGGGCGCTCAACTAGAAGCAGGCGCTTTCCCAACCTCATACATCCCAACAAACTCAGCTACTGTAACTCGTGCGGCTGATAATGCAAGCATGGTGGGTAGTAACTTTAGCAGTTGGTATAACCAGAGTGAGGGGACGTTTGTTACTAGCTTTGATATGTATTATGCGACCAGTACAATAGGTGCTTTCCCTAGAGTAATATCTGTCTCAAATGGCTCTAGCGCAAACCTTATTGATATACAAAGCACACAGTACAATAATGAAAATATGACTATTATTGATACATCAGTGCAACAATGCAGTATTAATGCCACGCAATTTGCGGCTAATACAACTGGTAAATTTGCAGGTAGCTTTGCAACTAATAATTTTCAAATCTCGGCTAATGGTGTTTTAGGGATTGCTGATACAGTTGGTACTGTCCCAATTGTAAATCAAATGCAGATAGGTAATCGTTGGGACTTAATACGTCCAATGTCAGGTCACATCCAATCTATCAAATACTACCCAACACGTTTACCTAACGGCACATTACAAGGGTTAACAGCATGATTGATTATTGCTTAAAGTTTAAAGACCAAGCTGAAGCTGACAAGGTATTAGCGGATATCAATGCATCGGTTGACATGATCGGTACAATCCATAAGCCGACTGGTAATATGCTGAAAGATGAAGATGGCAACGAATACCCAGCGTTTGCAGCAATAGACGGCTATCATGTGAATGTCAGAGCGGGTGAAGAAATCCCTGCTTTAGATACTTACAAAATCGAACCAAAAACACCGTTGAGGGTTTGGGCATGACGACATCAGGAACCAGCAGTTTTAACCTATCAATCACAGACATTGTCGAAGATGCTTTTGAACGCTGTGGGCAAGAACTCCGCACGGGTTATGATTTACGTACAGCTAGGCGTTCATTGAACTTGATGACAATCGAATGGGCGAATCGGGGTATTAATCTTTGGACAATCGAAGAAGGTGTTATCCCACTTTACCCTAATCAAATTACGTATGATCTGCCTGTAGACACCATTGATTTATTAGACCAAGTTGTACGTACAGGTTCAGGGCAACAGCAAACTGACATCAACATTAACCGAATTTCATCCTCTACCTATGCGACTATCCCTAATAAGAACGCTACCGGTAGACCGATTCAAGTGTGGGTTAATAGACAGTCCGGTGCAACTTATCCGGTTACCGGCGTTGCAAATCCACAGATTAATGTGTGGCCTACACCAGATCAGGGTTCTGTATCTACTCCATACTATTACTTTGTGTACTGGAGACTACGCCGCATTCAGGATGCTGGTAATGGTGACGTTACACAAGATATTCCGTTTCGCTTTCTAAACGCGATGGTTGCAGGTCTGGCATATTATTTATCGGCTAAACTACCTAACGTAGACCCAAATCGCATAGTTATGCTTAAAGCCGATTACGAGCAACAGTTCCAATTGGCAGCCGACGAGGATAGGGATACCGCGTCTTTAAGGTTTGTACCTAGAGTTTTGTTTTACGGACGTTAAATGGCTACTAAATTTGCAGTTGGTAAATGGGCTTTTGGTTTTTGTGATATATGCAATCAGCGGTATAAGCTTGCAGAGTTACGTAAACTAACAATTAAGACCAAACAAGTTAGCATTAAAGCTTGTCCCGAATGTTGGAACCCAGATCATCCCCAGTTACAATTAGGGATGTATCCTGTACAAGACGCTTGGGCTTTACGAGAACCTCGCCCAGACAACAGTTATCAAACATCAGGATTAGGTGTCGATGGGTATCAAGGTGAAGGTAGTCGAGTGTTTCAGTGGAATTGGAACCCTGTGGGGGGATCACGAGCAAGTGATATAGGTCTTACTCCTAACTATCTTATTGCGACAACATCTGTTGGGGTAGTTTCTGTGGAGGTAGCATGAAAATTTGCACAAGATGCAAAGTAGAAAAAGATCATGCGCATTTCTACAAACAAAAAGTAAATAGCAAAGACGGGTACCAAAGCCATTGTAAAGCGTGTGATAATGCTAGAAAAGCTAAATGGAAAGTGAATAACCCCGATAAAGCTAAAAAGCACGAAAAACAAGCTGAAATTAATAGGCTGCACAACAAAAAACGGAGACAGTATAGAAAAGAGCTTAAACAATTACCGCATATCAAAGCTAATCGAAATGCTTCATGCGCAAAAAGACGATCGGCTAAAATAAACAGAGTCCCAAAATGGGCAACAAAGCAAGATATTCTGGTAATTAAATCTTTATATGCTACAGCACAAATTTTAACAAAAATCACTGGAGAAAAATGGCATGTTGACCATGCTATCCCTCTACAAGGTGTTTTAGTTTCAGGGCTTCATACACCTAATAACATGCAGCTTATGCGTGGTATTGAAAATGAAACTAAACGAAACGAATATACAGTATCTTAGGAGTACAACATGGCATACAAATCAGCAGCAGACGGCATTACTAAATCAGGCAAAACCAAAGGTAAAAACTTAGGTGACGACGGTGCTAAAAAAGGCATCGACGGCGACGTTGCTAAAGGCGGTAAAGCAAAAACCGTCACTAACCAAAACCTCCGTAAATTCGGTCGCAATATGGCCCGAGCTAAAAACCAAGGTGGCAAATAATGGCTAAAGAAAACAAACCTGCATCAGCTTATGCTGGTCGTTACAAAGAAGTCGATATGGAAGGTGTTGTTACTAAGTCTGGTAATGGTATCTCTGAGTTGAATATCTCTGCCGGTAACGTGGGTAAGTATAACTATGCACCAGAAAAAACTGATGGCATTAAAATCCGTGGCACAGGCGCTGCAACAAAAGGCACAATGGCTCGCGGACCTATGGCATAGGACTATACCACTATGATGACCTACACCCAGCTTTGTACAAACATTCAAGACTATGTTGAGAATAGTTTTTCTGCAGACCAACTTGCGAATTTTACTCAGCAAGCGGAACAGCGTATCTACAATTCTGTGCAGTTACCTGCATTACGCAAAACAGCTACGCTGACTGCTACCTCAAGTAGCCCGTACCTAAACTGCCCTAATGACTACTTATCTACGTTTTCTTTGGCTGTTATTGATGCGCTGGGTGACTATTATTTCCTATTGGATAAAGATGTAAGTTACATCCGTGAGGCATACCCTAGCGCAGCTACAACGGCGCAACCCAAATACTATGCGTTGTTTGGAGGTCAAGTGGCTGATGACGCAGAACTTAGGTTTATATTAGGGCCGACTCCTAACAGTGCGTACAGTTTAGAGCTTCAGTATTTCTATTATCCAGAGTCTATTGTTACTACAGGGCAGACATGGTTAGGTGATAACTTTGATTCCGCTTTATTGTGGGGTTCGATTGTCGAAGCGTATCACTTCTTAAAAGGTGAACCTGACTTGTTAGTTGCATACCAAAAACGTTATGACGATGCATTAGCCCTGCTGAAAATGTTGGGTGACGGGAAAGAGCGTGGTGATGCATATCGTGACGGTCAAGTTAAACTGAAGGTGATGTAATATGAGCTTAGTTCAGACACAAACCACAAGCTTTAAGGTTGAGCTGCCGCAAGCGATACACAATCTATTAACGGATAACATTTACATCGCCCTGTACACAGCTGATGCAAGCTTAGATCAAACCACAACAGTGTATACAACAACGGGTGAAGTGGTTGCGTCAGGATACACTGCAGGTGGGCAGAGGCTCTTGTCTCCGAGCATTGGGTCATCAGGCGGTACAGCCTATGTAGATTTTGCAGATCCTTCATGGAGTGCGGCTATTACAGCGCGTGGGGCATTAATCTATAATGCAAGTAAAGGTAATAAATCTATTGCGGTTTTAGACTTCGGTGCAGATAAATCATCGACACAAACATTCGTTGTGACTTTTCCAGCTAATACTGCAGATAGCGCGATATTGCGGTTTTCAAATTAAGGACATCATAGATGGCTAACACATACTCCTCAAGCTTACGGCTGATTATCCAGCAAGACGGGACCAACCAAGGTACTTGGGGTGGTTATACCAACACGAATATTGCCTCCTTAATCGAACAAGCGATTACAGGCGTAGGTGCTATTACCGTGTCAGGTTCATCTAACTATACGCTGACTGTAACCAATGGTGCTTCTGACGAGGCTCGTAATGCTGTATTAAACATAACAGGCACACTAACTGCGGCAATCAATGTGATCTGCCCTACTGCGGCTAAAACATATGTCGTTAAGAACGGTACAACAGGTGGGTTTGCTATTACATTAAAGACTTCAGCAGGTACCGGTATTTCCGTGCCTAATGGGGAGACAACTTTTTTATATTGTGACGGAACTAATGTTGTTCGGTCTTTATCAGCGATTAGCGGTATCCCCGGTGCATTTACAACTTTAAGTGCGTCAGGTACAGTTTCAGGTGTAGGGTTTAGCAACTACTTAGCCTCTCCACCAGCTATCGGTGGGACTGCGGCGGCGGCGGGGGCTTTCACAACTTTAAGTGCGTCAAGTACGGTTTCAGGTGTAGGGTTTAGTAATTACTTAGCTTCTCCACCCGCTATCGGTGGTACGACGGCATCTACGGGCAGATTTACTACACTAACAGCCACTGCAGATTCGACATTCACCTCAACTGGTGCTGTAAAAGTCCCAGTAGGTACAACCGGAGAAAGACCTACAGGCACTGCAGGTAAGATACGGTTCAACTCAACACTGTCTCAGTTTGAAGGTTATAACGGCACTACTTGGGGTACAATTGGTGGCGGTGCTACAGGCGGTGGTGGTAACCAAGTTTTCTATGAAAACAGTCAAATTGTGACTACAAGCTACACAATCACATCAGGCAAAAGTGCCTCTAGCACAGGGCCTATTACAATCAATTCAGGGGTTACGGTAACGATACCTTCTGGCTCACGGTGGGTGATACTCTAATGGCATACGGTTCAGTTTTAACAGACGTAGTGCAATCAAGCACAACAGGCACACCACCACAGTTTAATGATGGTTCGGGCACTCAGATCGGAACTCTGTGTAGAGCTTGGGTGAATTTTAATGGTGTGACGACTGCAACTATTAACGCTTCGTTCAATGTATCGTCAGTAACTAGACTTAATACTGGGTATTATCAGGTGAATTTTACAAACAATTTAACTGATGCCAATTATGCATTAGCGGGTTCAGCGCAAGACACATTGGCAGGGGTATCTTCAAACTGCCCCGGCGTTTGCATTAGTTCTTCTGATTTAAGCCCAAAAAGTACGACACAAGTAAAAATTGATGTTGTTACTGCTGGTGGCGGATCCTATGTAGATACACTTAGTATTTCAGTCGCAATCTTCCGCTAAGAGGTAACAAAAATGGCAACAATTTTAAATGCAGTAAGCGGAACAGGTTTAACACAGACGGCTGATGGTTCAGGCGTGATTAAATTACAGTCGAATGGTGTGACTACAAATGCACTGGCTTGGGTGAATTTTAATGGTACATCTGCCACACCAATCACACCAAGAGCAAACTACAACATCAGCTCTGTTACCAAAAACGGTACAGGCGATTACACGCTGAATTTTACAAGTGCATTGAGTGACGCGAATTATTCAATTTGTGGGGTCGCAGACGCGGGTGGGTCAACTATTGCCGGCGGGATCTGTTTGTATACCAGTTATACACCAACGGTTTCTGCAGCGCGAATTAATGCTTACAGTATCGGTTCATCCGCTAACGCGCTGATGGATAAAGCGTATATTAACGTAGCCATCTTCGGCAACTAATTAACAGGATAAACAATGTCAAAAATCATCGCTTTTACAAACGAACTCGGTGGAGTTAGCATCTGCGTACCAACTGGCGAACTATCAATTCAAGAAGTTAAAGCCAAGGACACACCGTTAAACTCTATCATCATGGATGCATCAGAACTGCCTGAAGCGGATAACGACTTCTTTAACTCTTGGGAATTGGTAGATGGTGTTGTATCGGTTAATATCGAAAAAGCTAAGCTACAAACTAAAGACCGACTAAGAGCAGAACGTGCGCCATTGTTAGCAGCACAAGACGTTGCATTTCAACGCGCATTAGAAGAAGGCAAAGACACTGCGGCTATCGTAGCTGAGAAGCAAAGACTGCGCGACATCACTACTCAAGTTGATACCTGTGCAACTGCTGAAGAACTGAGAGGGCTGTCATGTCAATAACTCTTGATGGAAGTTCAGGTGTAAATTACCCTGATGCGACAACACAAACAACCGCAGGTACTCAAAACTTAACGGGTAACGGGTACACCATATTGCCTAACGGGTTAATTATTCAATGGGCGTCTTTGAGCATTATGGCAAACCCTACGACTTGGACGTTCCCTATCCCATTTACTACTGCATGTTACAGTGTTAATGGGACTGCGCAAACATCTTCACAACGCTTCGTGACTGTGAGCGATTCAACAACCACCACTGCAACTGTTTACGGGTGGTCAGATGCAGGTGGTGGGTGGACAGGTACTGCGTATATGATTGCTATCGGTAAATAAAAGTAGCAATTTAAGTAAACATTCTTTATGAGGGTTAATAACATGAACAAAGTAATAGAAATTATTATGCAACCGTCCACATGGCGTGGGGTTATTTGGATGTTAACTGCGGTCGGTATAAACCTAGAGCCTGAACAGTCTCAAGCAATCATCACTGCGGGTATGGGTTTGGCGGGTATTATTGGCGCATTTACCTCAGGTAAATAAAGCTCCTCCTAAACCAACACTGGTAAAACGTAATGTCAACAAAATTGAGTGAACACTTCACCCTCGCAGAGTTAACAGTATCTGATACTGCTAGACAAAAGGGATTAAACAACACACCAAAAGGTGAAGCGCTAGAAAACCTAACACGCCTAGCGGAATTCTTAGAAGATGTTCGTGCGCTGTTTGGTAAGCCAATAATGATTAACTCTGCTTATCGGGGTCCTGAAGTTAATGCAGCTGTGGGTGGCGCTAAGAAATCTGACCATATGGACGGTAGAGCTGCTGACATTCGCGTTAAAGATGTACCTGTCGATGAGGTCGTGCAAGCTATTATCGGTTCAGACCTGCCATATGATAAAGTGATTAAAGAATTTGCTGACTCAAAAACCGGTGGTTGGACACATTTGTCCATTGCAGAAAAGGGTGCTGTCCCGCGTAAAATGAAACTGACAATCGACAGCAAAGGTCAACGTCCTTACGAGGGATAAACCGTGATAAAAAAGTTAGTCCAACGACCCGGTGTTAATAGAGAAAACACCCGCTTCTATACAGAATCAGGCTACTACGACTGCGATAAGATTCGCTTTCGTCAAGGTACACCGCAGACTATCGGTGGTTGGGAACAAATCTCACCTTATCGTTATTTAGGTGTATGTCGCTCGTTGTGGAACTGGGAGACTTTATCTTTCATCAATTTCACCGGTGTCGGTACTAACTTAAAGTTCTATATCATGCAGGGGGGTGGTTACTACGACATCACACCTATTCGTTCACAACAAGCGCTATCTAATCCGTTTACTGCAGCTAATGGTTCAACTACGATAGCTGTTCGTGCTGTAGCACACGGTGCTATTGATGGGGATTTTGTGACTTTTAACGGGGCAACAGGTCTGGGCGGTAACATCTCAGCGGCTGTGCTTAACGGTATAGGTTTCCAAATTACCTACGTTGATGCTGATAACTACACAATCACAGTAAGTACACCTGCTAGTCCTGCAGATACGGGGCACGGTGGCACAGCGGTCAATGCTGTTTACGAAATCCATGTAGGCGCCGAAACCGTTGTAGGTATGTCAGGTTGGGGCGCTGGCGCTTGGGGTTCAGGCACTTGGGGTTACAGCTTAACCTCTAATAATCCTATGCGGTTGTGGTCACAAGGCAACTTTGGTGAAGACTTAGTTTTCGGTCCTCGTGGTGGGGCGATGTATTACTACAATGCGAGCCAAGGCATTAACCCGATTTCTGCAACGATTTCTATCGCGTCACCTGCTGTCGTTAGTGCTATTAATACGCTGGTTGACTATGATCCTGTGTGCTTTACAACGACTGGTGCTTTACCTACAGGACTTACTGCAGGTGTGACTTACTATGCACGTAACGTAACAGGTACTCAATTTAACGTATCAGCTACACCAACAGGTGCTTTGATTACTACAACAGGAACCCAGTCAGGTAGCCAAGCGCTATCTATTAGAGGTGTAGCATTAACTTCACTTTACGGAGCTTCAGATGTACCGGTTGTTCAGAATTACCTCATGGTCTCCGACATTTATCGGTTTGTGTTTGCTTTTGGTTGCAACGATTATGGTAGCACTGACCAAAACCCATTGTTGATTAGGTGGTCAGACCAAGAAGATGTGACAAACTGGACGCCTTCTGCGACCAATCAAGCAGGTAGTTTACTGTTATCTCGTGGCTCTAAGATTGTTACGGCTACTCAAACTCGCCAAGAGATTCTCGTATTTACTGATACAAGTGTGTATGCCCTGCAGTATTTAGGTCCTCCATATGTTTGGGGTTCTCAGATCATGGGTGCCAATACCTCAATTATTAGTCAAAACTGCGTGTCTCAAGCAGCGGATGTTGTGTATTGGATGGGATATGACAAATTCTATAAATATGACGGCAGAACGCAAACCTTACGTTGTGACATTAAAGAGTACATCTTTAGTGATATTAATCTTGGGCAGTCTGACCAAATCTTCAGCGGTACAGTAGAAAGGTTTAATGAGATATGGTGGTTTTATCCTTCAGCGGGCAGCACTGTGGTCGACAAGTATGCGGTTTATAACTACCTAGAAGACATCTGGTATTACGGGACTATGGGTAGAACTGCATGGATAGACACGGGGGTTTTAACTGACCCGTTAGCAGCAACATATACCAACAACCTAGTGTATCAAGAGTACGGCTTAGACGATAACGAGACGGGTACTGCGGCACCAATACATGCCTATATCACTACCTCTGAATTTGAGTTGATGCAAGAAGGACATCAGTTTGGTTTTGTTCGCCGTATTATTCCTGACTTAACCTTTAGAGGGTCTACTGCTGAAAGCCCATCAGCAACATTGACTGTTATCCCGCTTAATAACTCAGGCTCTGGGTATACGGATCCACCTTCGGTTGGCGGTGTTGATAACGGGTTAGTTACGCGGTCGGCTGTACTACCTATTGAAGCCTATACGGAGTATCTGTATATCAGGGTGCGTGGGCGTCAGTTTGCCTTTAAGATGGAGTCTAACCAGTTAGGTGTAGCTTGGCAGATGGGGGCAATGCGTTGGGAAGTTCAGGCTGATGGCCGGAGAAGTACATAATGGCTACCACCACTAATATCATCAGAAACCCGGCGGTACCTAACTTACCTTTAGCACCGGTTGGGTATGAGCGTCAGTATCAAGATCAGTTGAACAATGCTTTGCGGTTGTACTTTAACCAGCTAAACAACTTGAACTCTGTGCTTATTGGATCTACGGGTGGCGCATTTTTGCAGTTCCCTAACGGAGCTTGGCATCAGGACGGCTATACTACGTTGGCAGTTAGTTTAACAAACACGTCAACTACCCCCATTCAAGTCGCTTCTACTGCAGGGTTTTTATCTGCAGGTGCACTTATTATTGATTCTGAGTTAATTAAGTATACGGGAAAAACGGCCACCACATTTACAGGTATTACCCGTGGCGCTTATGGATCATCACAGGCTTCACATACGGCAGGGGTTTATGTCGCTGAGGCGCAACCTGTACCTTCATCAACGACAGAACTTGTCGTGAGTTTAACTGCCACAGATACGGCAAATGGTATAGACCTTGACCCTACAGATATTACAAAAGTAGTTGCCGCTGTTGCAGGGTATTACAACATTCAATTTAGTGCGCAGTTGCTAACCTTTGACTCTTCTATAGATAATGTAACTTTGTGGTTTAGGCAGAATGGTGTTGATGTACCTTATAGTGCAGGTATTGTTTCTATCCCAGCCATTCATGGTGGCAAACCCGGCGCTGCAATTGTATCTTGGAACCTAGTCATGGCGTTAAATGCGGGGGACTACTTCCAATTGGTAATGGCTTCAGAATCAGGTAATACGGTAGCAGCTACCTATCCTCCCGGAACAGCGCCTGTGCATCCGGCATCACCATCAATAATCCTAACGGCTACATTCGTCTCGGCACTCTATTAGTGATATTATTGGGTTATGAATAATTTAGCTGAACAAGGTAATACCCCTGCAATCTTGGCAATTGAAGCCATGATGAATGCTTTGCCACAAGAACATACTGATGCTGAGCATTATAAGATTAATGGGGTCTATGTCAGATCGCTGTTTATCCCTAAAGGGTATTTATTGACAGGTAAGATTCACAACCACGAAAGCATTGGTATTTTAGCTCAAGGTACACTACGAATCACCAACGGTGACACTGCGATGGTCGTATCAGCGCCTTATGTTTGTGTGGATAAACCGGGAATTAAACGTTTGGGGTATGCTGAAACAGACTGCACATTTATCACTGTGCATCGTACTGATGCTGTAGAAATTGACGAAATCGAGGACGAGTTAGTCTCCGATACTTTTGAAGAATTTGAACAAAAAAGATTAGGGAGACCCGTATGAGTTTTATCGCATCAATGGTTAGTGCCGCTGTAGGCGGCGGGTTATTGGGTGGCGCTTTAGGTGTTGCTGCTACAGGCGCTGCTGGTGCAGGTCTTGGTGCTGGTATTGGCGCTGCTACAGGTGGTGATGCAGGTGAAGGGGCCCTGATGGGAGGTATTGGCGGGGTGTTGGCTGGTGGCGCAGGTCTTGCTTTTGCCCCCGCAGCAGCTACTGAAGGAGCCGTTGGTGCTATGGGCGCAGGAGCGGCTGCAGATACTGCAGCAGCAATAACCCCCCAATTAGCTTCAGTACCTGCCACAGTGGCTCCCGGTGCGGCCGCTGTAACTCCCGCTTTTACATCAGGGATAGGGGCTGTTGCGCCTAGCGCATCCAGTAGTGTTTTGGGGACGGCTGGTGCTAATGCAGTTAACGCTGCAGTGCCTACTGTGGGTACGATTGCCCCCGCAGGAATAGGTGCTATACCAGCAACGCCGTTCTTAGATACCTTAGCCGGTAAAGCGGTTACAGGTGCGGGTATAGGCGCATTAACTGGTGGTGTAACTAACCCTAACGACCCATTAAAAGGCGCTGCAATTGGTGCAGGTACAGGAGCTTTAGGTGGTTATGGTGCAGGTGCTTTAGCACAAGGTGCAGGTAGTAGCGTTCTACCGGCTGCTGTTGGTGAATTTGCTGCTGCTCACCCAATAATTACTTCAGGGCTAATTAGTGTTCCAACGTCAATGGCATTAGATTCCATGACTGCACCAGATGCAACACCGCTACCAACACAGGAACAACGAAAATCTCAGTTCACTTATAACGGACCTAAATACAACTACTCACCTGCAAATTACACACCTAACGTACCTGAATGGAACGTATACAAACCAACCTATTATGCAGCTGGTGGTATCACAGACTTAGACACTTATGCTTCGCAAGCGCAAAACATAGCAACAGGTGGCATCACACAGATACCTAACCCAGCAGAAGTAGCTGACCCAGAAGGCTACGGTCAAGAGTCTGTGCAAATGATGGCAGGTGGTGGCATCAGTAAGATAGCCGATAATTTAGTATCTATGTCCCCTATTGCATCTGCCTTTGGTTGGGACTCTGCTAGTGAAATACCTTTGATCGGGGGTTTGTTCAATAAACCTGATGCATTACCCGAAACTGCTACGCTGACACCAGAAGAGAAACAAAAACTAATGGCTATGATGGCTGCGCAACAAGGGCAGCAAGCAGGGATAACTGCACAACAACCTCAACAAATGGCTCAAGGTGGTATTGCTGATCTTGGGGGTTATGCTACCGGTGGCAGACCTAACTTGCTTAACGGTGCTGGTGACGGCGTTTCCGATGATATTCCAGCTTCTATTGCGGGTAAACAACCTGCACGACTCGCAGCTGGTGAATATGTAATAAGTTCTCGTATTGTGTCTGAATTAGGTAACGGCTCTACTGATGCTGGTGCTCAAAGGTTAGATGAGATGGTTAAGCGGATTCAAGCAGGGAGAAGTAAAACTATGGGTAAAGGTAAAGAATACGCAAAAGACACCAAACCATACAAACACTTGCCAGCATGATTAATGTACAACCTGTACCGTTAGAGTTCACAAACCAGACATGGCCTTTGGTGGAGCGCTATATTGCTGCTGCATTAGAAGAAGGTGATCTTGGGGAACCGATGTATAATCTTAGCCATGTTAGGGGTTATGTAACTTCCGGTGCTTGGTTGCTTTTGGTGGCAGTTGATGAAAACAATGATATTCACGGTGCAGCTACTGTATCTTTCACTAATCATCCTCTACATCGCGTGGCCTTTATTACTGCTATAGGTGGTAAGTTAATCTCTAATAAAGATACGTTTGCTCAATTGCAAAGTATAGCCAGACAAAATGGCGCTTCTATATTACAAGGCTTTGGTAGACCTTCTATAGTTAGGCTATGGAAGCGTTACAATTTTGAATCTCGGAATACTCTTGTTGAGGTCCTTTTATGAAACTACTTAGTGTGTTTAGACTCTTTTGGTTTGAGAACGGTTTGCTCCGTTGCTCGTTATCGCCTACATTTTTCGGCGGTGGCGGTGGCGGGCCACAACAGTCAACATCGACTGTGACAAACTATTCTATTCCTGAATGGTTAAGACCTCAAACTGAGGCTATGTTGGGTGCTGCTACTCAGCAAATTTTTAACACTGATGGTTCGGAAATTACAGGCATTAAAGGTTACACACCTTATAGTACTAATCCATCGGATTACGTAGCGCCTTTCAGCCCAATGCAGCAACAGTCGTTTGCTAATGTCGCCAACTTACAAACCCCGGGTCAATACGGTACTGCTAGTAATATGGTTACCGGTGCAGGTTTAGGTGGTTTGATGGCGGGACAGCAATACGGTAATGCTGTGACTAACCCGAGTGTAGTACAGAGCTATATGTCACCGTACCAACAAGCAGTAACTGACGTAGCTAAAACAGGCGCATTGAGAGACTACCAAATTGGTCAAACTCTCCGTCAAGCCCAATTCGCGAAAGCAGGAGCTTATGGTGGTGGACGCCAAGCGATTGAGAATGCTGAAGCGCAACGTAATTTAAACACCCAGCTGCAAAACTTAGATGTTCAAGGTCAGCAAAGTGCGTATAACGCAGCGATGGCTAATATCGGTAAGCAAGCTGATTTAGGTATGCAAGGTTATGGCATAGCTGGACAAGCAGGTTCTGCATTGTCTAATATCGGTACAGCGGGTCTTGCTGCACAACAGAATATTATTAACGCACAGAACCAGTACGGTCAGCAACAGACCCAACAACAGCAAGATATTATCAACAACGCGATCCAGAATTACGCGAACGCTCAACAGTACCCGATGCAACAATTGGGGATGTACAACGCATTACTACGTGGCTACGCTACACCGACATCGGCAGCGACACAATACCAAGCTGCGCCAAGCGCTCTATCTCAGTACGGTGGTTTAGCGGCAACAGGGTTAGGTGCATATATGGCTAAGGCAGCTAAGACTGGTGGCGTGATCGACGAACCTAAAAAGTATGCCGGTGGCGGTCTAGTAGATTTAGCAATTGCAAACGCGATGGGAGACGCAGAATGAATCCAATGAGCATTATGGCTAGTGCTGAAAAGCTTAGCGTTCCAGAACTGCAACGTTCCATTCAGAGTGGTGTTATCCCTGCATTTATCGGTGTTCCTTTGCTTCAAGAGAAGGTTAAGCGAGCAAAGCAAATGCAGATGGGTATGGCTGCCCAACAACCAAAAAGACCGTCAGTTGCAGAACAAGTAGGCCAAGAAGCAAGACAAGCTTCTGTCGAAGATATGATGCGCGAACGCGCTCGTACGATGCAAGATGAGATGGGTCAGACGGGCGGTATCTCAGATTTCCTACCTAAACCTGCTGAAGAAGCTTATGCGAAGGGTGGTCCGATTGCTTTTCGTGATGAAGGTTATGTTAACCCAGACTTTTTAGATGCTGCGTCTGATATGGATTTTGATACATGGAGAAGACGTCAAGGTATACCGGGTGGGCAGTTGCCATTTTCAGAGGATCAATTACCGCAAAGCGGAGCTCGTGCAACCATGCCAAGCGCAGCACTATATGGAAGCGATTTAGGTATAGACGAAGCAACTGCGTTACGCGCATTAACGCCTGAACAGTTAAATTACTATTCAACTTTACCAAACGGTAAAGAAGCAGCTATTGGTGCTGGCCGTAAAATCATGCAGCAAGCTGTACCACAGAGATACCGTAATGTATTGCCTACAGAAGATATAACAACAGATAAAACAACAAACGTCCCGTACTATAAGTCAGAAGCCCCAGTTAAAACGCCTTATGCAAGTGACATGCCTGAGATGCAAGTGCTGACCAAAAAGATTTTGGATAGACAGGCTAAACCTATAGACGCTAAACCACAGAGATACCGTAATATTGCTACTGATGAAGTAACAGCAGTACCAAAAGCTTTAGACGTAGTGGCTCCTCAGCCACAACAGGTAACCCCACAAGTTGCACCATTACAAAAGCAACCAGCAGTAATAGTGCCCACTGGGCAACCAGCGCCTGTCATCGGCAAAGCTGAGTTAGTAAAACCACAAATAGGTGGTGCTGACCAGCGCACAATGGCAGAGCGTATGCAGTTAAGACCGACTCAAGTGGATAGAACTGCGCCTTCAAGAACACCTCACGAACAAGCCCTCCAACCATCAGCACCAGCTGTAGGTGCAGGTGCACCACCAGCTCAACAGGCACAGCCTCAACAACAGCAAGAAGAGCGAGATCAGTCTTTATCTGATTACATGAAGCAGTACCGCGAAGCAGCTGGTGAAAATAAAGGTATCGGTGCATTACAAAACCGATTGAGTGAAAGAGAGGCGAGATTAGCTAAGGAAGAAGATCGTGCACCTTGGTTGGCGTTAATGCAAGCAGGTCTAGCTACGATGGCAGGTACTTCTCCTAACGCTATGGCTAACATCGGGCAGGGTGGTGTGGCAGGTTTACAAGCCTACACCCGCTCAATGAACAAACTAGAAGATGCTAAAGATAAGAGCTTTGACATCCAAGCTAAACTCGAAGATGCGCAACGATCTGAGGAATTAGCTGGCGTTAAATACGGTATTGATAGCATTAAAACCGATAAAGCAGCTAAACGCGCTTCAGACTTACAAGCGCAAAAAGATAAAAACGATATGGATATTGCCAAACTTCGAGATGCTACTGATAGGGCACAGTTGGCTATTACCGCTAGAAACGCGAACAGACCGAATGAAGGCACATTCCAACAAGCACTGTTTGATGATCTAGTGGCACATGGGGCTTCTAAAGCTGATGCTGCTAAACAAGTATTGTCCGCAGGACGTCCATACGGTGCAGGCAATACCTTTAAAACAGGTGTTGAACTTCGTGCACTTGTGGATGATTCACAAAAACGATTAGATGACTACGTTAAAAACTTGGGTTTCAGAGCCAAACAGCCAAACTTTTTGGCTGCAGACGAAACCTATAAGCAACTATTAGCCGCACGAAATGATGCTGCTGCCGCACATAAACAATACATAGCAGCAAACTCTAGTTACTTAGGTGGGCAAGGCACTGTAACTCCGCCACCTGCAGGTGGTGTATCATCTGGTGGAGATGGTTGGGGTCAAGTTCAAGTTAAATAAATAAAGGGTCTTTATGCCTACATACAGTATTACAGCGCCTAACGGCAAAACCTATTCTATTGATGGTCCTGAAGGTGCTACTAGAGCGCAGGTAATCGCAGCTATTCAAGCGCAAGTAGGTTCAGAGCTAAATGCTCCAGCCGTGCCAGCGGCACCCACTGCGGAGATGCCTGATCGTAGTTTAAGTGATATTGGTAGTGATATTGTTACCGGTGCCGCTAAAGGTATTACAAGCGGTTTGCAGGGCATAGTCGGTCTAGCAGACATCCCGACAGGGGGCGAAGCAGGTAAGGCGCTTAAACCTTATCTTGACTTAGAAAAACTCCAAGAGGGTTATAGCCAGCACTATTCACCCCAACAACAAGCAGCTATTAAAGCAGTTCAAGAGGCTAAAGGCTTCGGTGGCACGTTGGAGGCTTATGCTGAAAACCCTGCAGCTATTGCATCTACTATTGGTGAGTCTATCCCATCCATGCTAGTTGGTGGTGCGCTAGGTAAAGGAGCGCAAGCGATTAGAGCAGTTAAAGGCGCCGGTGCTGCCGGTGCATTAGGTGAAGGCTTAATAGGTGCAGGTTCTGCGGCTGAGAGTTTAAGAGAACAATCACCTGATGAATTGCTGTCTGGTAAAGGCACCGTTGCTGCGTTAGGTGCAGGTATTGGTACTTCTATGTTCGGTTTGGCTGGCGCTAAGCTTGCAGATAAGTTTGGCGTAGTTGACCCTGACACATTGATAACAGGGGGCTTACAAGCCCTTAAATCTGAAAGTGTCAACGCTGGCGAAGCGGCTGCTAAAAAGAGTTTCCTCAAACAGATGGTTGGTTCGGGCATATCTGAGGGTTTTTTCGAGGAGATGCCACAGTCCGCACAAGAACAGATGTGGGCTAACTTTGCTAATGACAAACCACTTACTGAAGGTATTGGTGAAGCGGCTGCTTCTGGTTTAGTTGCCGGCGCTGCTATGGGCGTAGGTGCAGGTGGTATAGGTGGCGGGTTTAATACTGCCCAATTACCTCCTCAAGATACAACCCCTCCTCCAGCTGAAGGTACAACGCCTCCTACCCCTCCGAAAGAAGATGAAACGGCTATTATGACCCCAACGGTCGAGGCTTTGACGCCTGAAGCTAAAGCCATTGAGCAAGAAAATTTGCTTAAAGAAAAAGAAGCCCGAGTGCGTGACTGGTTAGGCACGGATAAAACCAAGCTGTTCAGAGAAATTATGGCTCAAGACTTTGATACCCATGAGGGGTTAGATAAAGTCGAAGAGTTACTGGGTGGCACAGAAGACCAACTGGGTGCTAGAGGTCTAGGCATTGCCACAAAAGATTTACCACTACTGCGTAACAAGATCGACACGCAACCAGCCGCTACGCAACAAGAAGAAACCCGTTCCTTCAAAGAAGAGCCAGCGCCTGAAGTTCATCCTGATATTGTTGCTGCGCAAAGCGCACTTGATGCTTATGGCGCCAAGCCTAATGTCCCTGCTAATGTCCGTGCAGTTAACGAAGTGGCAACCAATCTAGGTATAGGTGGTGCTAAGCTTGAAGATAGAGTTACTGGTTTACAGAACGCTGTGGCCCAAGCACAAGCAGCACAACCCGAAGTAGCTGCTGCTGAACAGCAAGTGCAACCTGAGAAACAAGCAGACTTTTCCGCTGAAGTCACTGACACCCGCTCTGATGTAGCAGAGCCTAGCACAACCGCTAAGAAAGAATCCATAGCACCTGATGATTTTACAACAGATCAATCACGGGAAGAGTTTGGGCAAAAACTAGGTGCGAAAGTAGAACCCAGTGGTCGATTAGTACAAGCACCCAATCCAAAATTAGAGACAGCTATGCGTTGGCTGAAAGGTCAAGCAAGAACAGGTACAGTCAATAGACGAGCAACTTACCGTGATATTTCAATGGGTCATGCGCTTGATGCTTTAGATGCTAGCCCTAATCTTATTATTCGACAGCTTGCTGAGAAGGCTAAAAACCAACTCAAAGATATAGGATTTGATTTTGGAAAGACTTTACACAATGCAACAGGGCAATACACACGTTATGGGTCAGGCAGAGAGACTATTACCCTACGGGGGAATAACTATTGGAATGAAAAAACTTTAGCCCATGAAATCATGCATGGATTTGCTGCTATGGCTATCGATAACCCAACTGAAGCACAAAAGCCCGTCGTTAAGGCTATTACTGATTTGTACAACGCAGTAAAAAACACTCCGTCATTACGTGAGGGGCCGTTTAATTATGGCGAATATGGTATTAAGGATGTCCATGAATTTGTATCGGAAGGTCTAAGTAATCCTGAATTTCAGTATAAGCTTTCCCAAATTAAATATGAAAACACTACTGCATGGGGTAAATTTACTCAGCTGGTTGCAGACTTATTAGGTATCCCACGAAATACTGCCTTTATGGAGCTCATTGCTCAATCCGAGCAATTGATGGAAACCGTAGACAAATCAAAAGGACCGAAAGTACCTGAAGCGCCTAGCGCTAGCATAGCAAAACCACCAAAACAGCCTAAGCCACCTAAACAGCCTCCGGTCGCTCCACCAGTTGCTCCACCCGCGCAACCACCTAAACAACCTCCGGTCACTCCACCAGCACCTACAATGCCACAGTTTAAAAAGACTCGGTTGCAGAAAGCGGTCAACTATGTAGAGAGTATGTTGTTTTCGTCTGAGGCAGCTTTAATTAATGATACCGCGCGGTCTATGCGGAATATGGGTGTGCCTTTTGCTGCGATTAAGAAAGTGATGCTAGCTTCCAGCATGGCTCAGGCAGTTCACTCTGCCTATTTGGGTATGCAAGGTGTGGTTCAAGGCACACTAAAATATAACCCAATGACTTATACGTGGGATGCTCAAATGGGCACAACCATTGATAGTATTAAAGCTAAAGTGTTGCAGATCGGAAACCAGCACGGGTTAGATCCTAAAGAGGTGATGGAACAGTTCCAGAACTTAATGGAAGCTCGTAGGGTAAAAGAAATCCACGAGAAAGCCACTCAGATACAAGACACCTATGAGCAGTTAAAAGCAACTGATCCTAAGAAAGCTACAGCATACCGTAAAGCGAATATCAAAACGCTGCAGTTATCTAAACGAATGAGTGATCTTCAAATGACTGAAGATGAAGCAGATGCCATCATAGATGAAGCACAACAATACCCTGAGTTTTTCGATACAGATGGCCCTATTGCTATGTGGGGTGAGGTGCGGGAAAACACAATTAAAGTGATGGTTGACTCAGGTCGATATTCAAGAAATCAAGCAGAAGCATTGATGGAAGCTGCCGCTTATGTACCGTTCCAAAGGGTGATGGATGAACCTGATCCAGATAAAATGATTGAAAATATCCATAAGGGTATTGCCCACAGTTTGCTGGGTGGTCGTAAACAGTACGGCATCAAAGGTTCAGCTCGTGAGGTTAAAAACATCTTCGAGAATATGGAGCAGTGGCAAGCACATAGCTTTGCTATCGGTGTTAAGAATCATAAGGCTCTGCAGTTAGTTGATACTGCACGGATGTATTTACCTAAAGGCGCTACACAAGAAGTGAAAGCAGGTACTCCCGGCGCCATTATGCTCTATCGTCATGGTAAAAAAGAATACTACAAGTTTGCTGATCCTCTCTACTATCACGCATTTAATGGGATGCAAGGTATAACCACTGATTCACTCAGTTTCGGGGGTAAGTTTGCTTCGATGTACCAAAACCTTATCGTGCGAAACCCTATCTTTACCCTAGCGCAGTTACCGCAGGATACTTATGCAGCAATGTTTACATCGGGATTAAAAAACCCAATGGCATTGCCTTTAGAAGTAGCTAAGCAGTTCTACAAAAACTTGGCTCAACAAGACACGAGATCAAGAAAAGCGCTAACCAAACGGGGCATAGTTGGTGATACTGGGTTTAATGCCATTGACATCCATGAGATGAACACTGTGTTAGGTATAACCCCACCAAACACCACATGGCATAAAGCACAGAAGTTCTTGTCTCATATCTCTGAGGCAGGTGATGGTGCCGTACGTCAGGCCGTGTTTGAACGGACTATGAAAGAGATGAAAGGTTTGCCTGATGCAGAAGCGATAGCTACCCAAAGAGCAGCGGATATTATTAACTTCCGTAGACAGGGCGCCAGTGCTATGTCTAATGCGATTCGCCAAGTTGTGCCGTTCTACGGTGCCTATCTCCAAGCCCAACGTGTGGCATTGAGAACACTTTCAGGTACAGGCATATCACCTACAGAGCGTAAAGCAGCATTAGGTGTACTAGCAATGACATCGGCTCAGATGATTGCACTAGGTGCGGTCTATGCGTTTGTGGCAGGTGATGATGATCGGTTTAAAGAAATGTCACCCGCAGAGAAAGATCACAAGCTGTTGATCCCGGGTACTTCACTGGAAATCCCACTGCGTAAAGACTGGACGCTGTTACCACACGTATTAGGTGTACACGCATACAATCAGATAATGAAGAAAGGTACAGAAGACCCAGAGACCGCTAAGAAAGCGATGAAAGATGCGTTCTTAACAGCGGCGTTTTCTCTACCTACACCTGTGCCAGCTATCTTAAAACCTGCAGTTGAAGTTGCGATAAACCACGACTTCTTTACCGGTAGAGACATCGAAACACAAGCAATGGATAAGCTAGACATAGAAGAGAAATTCACACCTTCTACATCGGTTTTAGGTAAGTGGGTTGGTGAAACTGGGATTATGTCGCCTGTGAACTTCGATCATTTGTTTAGAGGTTATACAGGGTCTCTTGGCGCGGGGCTTCTATTGGCTACAGATGCTGCACTTAGCAAAGCATCGGGTATTCCCTACACTGAAAAGACCGTAAGAGAGATGGCACGAGCGGTGCCGGGCATGTCAGTGTTTATCGGTAAAAAGGATCGGGGTGGTGATACTGCCAAGTATTACGAACTGTTGAACGAAGTCACTACTGCCTCTAGCACGTTAAAGCGTAAGGAAGAAAGAACCCCTGAGAAGGTGGAGAAGTATGCTGAAGAAAAAGGTAAGCTATTAGATGAAAATGTTAAAAGTGCATTGGGTGATATACGCCAACAGCTACATGATATAGCAGCCGAAGAGCGTCGTATCGGTAGCATACCTAACAAAGAGATGTCCCCTGCAGAAAAACGAGTTGCTATCGAAGAGCTTAAGCAGTACAAAAAAGAGGCCTTGTCAGGCATCCAAGATATACGAGACTACGTCTACCGTGACTGATAAAACTAAGCCCCTGAAAAGGGGCTTTTTCTTTACTTGATACTTATATCGGCAAACACAGAATCAGTACCTTCTGTGTTAAATTCTAATACGTGAATAGGTGGGCTTGATACCGACATCCCTGCAGACAAGCGCTTAGCACCTCTACCTCTTAATAACCCAGCTATCTTTAACTTTTCACACAGGTTCTTATAAGGTATCTGTTTTTCTGCACACCAGTCTCTAAATACAGTCGAAGCAATATAGATTGTCTTAGTGTCAGGCTCATAGCGCATAAGCAGTTCGCCTCTCGGTTCACGAAGAGGCGCTGTAGTTAGCCCCTTATGGGTTATCCCCTCAATCACTAATAAGTTCTGCATGTGTGAGTTGATAAACTCACCCAACATTGCTGGTCCGTCCTTAGCATCTTCGCTAAAGGTAGCAAGTGTTTTGCCTAGTGTGTCTAGCGCCCACTCTTTGACACGCGGGATGTCGATGCTATGTAAACCACACCGTTGCGCTATCTCAAGACCTGTAAATGCAACGGCACAAGCAGATGAATAGAAACGTTCTTTCGCTTTAAAGTTCGCGCGTCTATCAAAGTCTTCACGAATTTCGTGCATTAGTGCCAAGCACTCTTCTTTATTCTTGATGATGTACTCCGCGATAACCTCACCGGCCATACCATAGTTATGCAGTAGCTGTTGTCCAAAGTACTTATCGGACTCTTGTTTAGCCAGCGAATTGTCTTGCTCGATATAAACCTCCAGTATCCGCATCAATTCCCCCTCAGGAAGAACCTTATTTGAATACAGTAAGTCGTGCAAACTATTGTTACCGGAAGTGATTACAGGCAAATCCCAAGTGGTGTTGTTTTTACGTATTGCGTTTACCTGAGACTGCATACGGTCACGACCTTTACCTTGGGTTACCATGAACGCAGTATGCCCTGCTTCTTCAGCGCCTAAGTCAGTAATCTCATCGATACAGCTAACGATGTTATTTAAAACACCAAACCGGTGCTGACGTGCCAAAGGCTTATCATCGAAGGTCAGCATAGTGTTAACCGGATGCCCCCACACACTGTTTGCAACGTGCTGGATAGTTGACTTACCTACACCTGATTTTTCATTGGTCAGATGCAAGATAAAACCCCGAATACCCGAGAACTTAACAAAGGGCGCACCAAAGCTTACACCCAAAGCAAATGCCCGTGCTTCATTGCCCGGTCTACCATATAGATCTGCAACTTCTGTCCATAAAGGCAAGTGTCCTTTGCTACCGTAGTGAAGCGCGACTTCTTCTGTCGCAACAGAAGGTGGACTATAGGTAACCCCTTCGCTAGAAATTTGACGCGTACCGATAAGGAACGTAGTATCGTTATCATGCCAACCAAACTGTGACCGTGCGATCTCTGCACGGGTAGTAACCTGCAACACCTGAACAAACCTTGTCAGGTAGTTCATAATCCCATCCATCTTCTTCTGCATAGCCGCAACCCCATGATAAGCCAGAATCGCACGGGCTTTATCGCGCGATAAAATATCAGCCAGAGGTGCAGTGAACTCGCGGATACCATCGTTCTTTAAGATAAGTTTAATCAGCACAACTTCGCCTGAATCAGGATCAGTCAACCGTTTTTCTACGAACAGATCAAACTCGTAAATCATTACTTCTTCAGCTTCTTCACTCTCATCACCATTAGCTAAGGGTGACCTCTGCGTCATATACACGCCACCGTCCTTCTTTCTAAAGTAAGGAAACGGATACTCAGGGATAATAATGGTTGTCTCTTTTCCTAACCCTTCGTGTGTTGTAGTGAGGATGTTATCTTCGGGCGTAGCATGTTCAACAAACCGACCTAGTAAAATAGGGCTTTTAATCGAACCTTTAACAGGGCATTCAGTACACCCTAAAGGGTTTAAGTTTTCAAAAGTGGCGCATGTATGCGGGCCTTGGCATCGAGACGCCTTATCTTCAGTTTCTGTTGGGTCATACTCATCGCACTGATTTGATAACTTGTGTATTGCGACATCACGGTCTACGCAAAATTGGGCGATAGACAAACCTGCTCGCCATAGGGGTTCATCAATTGCGTTTTGATTTTTATAGATATGCAATAGCTGAGGACACCCATTACCTCTAGCACTCTTCTGCATAATCGTTGCGAATCTCGATGATACGCCACCCATCAGTGCTTTGGTCATAGCGTCAACCCCACGGATAGTGGGCTCTGTAGCTACACCTTCGGCATAACCTAGTGCGTCTTTAAAGGCTTGGAAGTGTATCCGAGGACCAAAACTGATTACTTCTACCAGCTTAGGGTTTTCTCTATTCTTAAAATTATAGGTGCCAGGCACACGTAGCACACGTGCTGCATCAGCAGTTACGGCAGGGTCAACGCTAAATTTCTGTTGGTTGCATATGACCTTTAAATAGTCAGCGACTGGCTTCCAGTCGTTGTAGGTAATCTCTTCTTCTAACACCCAATAGCAATGCACACCATTGCCTGAATTAACTAGGGTAGGTTTAGGTAGCGCCATTGCTAGGCAAAAGCTTTTAAGGGCTGCTATGCCTTCGTCTTGCGTGAGGTACGCTTTATTGGGTCCGCAGTCGATGTCTAACCAAAACGATTTAAAATACTTAGCATTTTTCGCTTCTCGGCTGTAGTTCGTATTGTATTTGGCGCAGCCAAAATAAGTATCATACCCTTCTGCTACTAATGCTTCGCACGCTGCAACGGCTTCTTCGGGCGTGTCATGTAACACTTGAGGGTTTGCTTTCCCTTTTATCCCGAAGGTGGCGTAGTAACCTTGCACGGGTAGAACGTAGTTTAAAAAATTAAGTTTATCCATAAATCTGCCCAAAATTAAGGGTCAAAAAAGGGCGGTATGCACCGCCCTCACTGATACCGCGATGGGATTAATCCCAATCGTCTAGGACAGCTTCTACGCTCTTAGGAGTTGGGGTTTCAGTTGCTTTTTTAGACTCACGCTTAACAGGTTCTTCTGGTGAAGCCATAGCAACAACAGGTGCTTCTACTGGTGCAGGTGCAGGCGCCGCTTTACTTTTACCAGCATTATCTAATGCGGCGGGATCAAACGATATAGCATTTTGAGCTTCTTTACCCTGACCTTTCTCCATTGCTACTGCGTATTCTTCTTCGTTCAACGCACGAATAGCACGGAAAGTTAGCTTAGGTGTTGCTGAGTTAGTATCAAAGCGCATTTCAGTCACAACGGCTGAAACAGACACACCCTGACCACCTAGATAGCGAGCGTAAGATTCTAGTGGCAGCTTGCCGTTTTCGCCTTGACCAAAGATAGACTGGGCAGGCAATACTAACTGATAGATGTCACCGGTAATCAAATCGTTCTCTAACATAGCAGCTAAACGACGGCTATAACGACATGCGCGGCTTCCATTTTGACCTGAACCTGCGATGTTTTGCGGGCAAGCAGCACAACCTGAAGCTTGTGGGTTTTCGATCGACGCATCAGGAGTCACACCATCTGCACTAGTACAGTCCGGTCTTAACGCTTCGCCTTCTGTATAGGTTTTGCTGTAATAGGTACGCGCATTTTTAGGTGCTGCCGCTACGATAACAACATTCATCGCACGGTCTTCGTTCTTAGCCACTTCTTTACCGTTAACAACCATACGGAAGACTGACCCTTTGATAGAGATGCGTTTATAAGTGCCAGTACCACTACCCATCAGGGCTTTAGTTGTTTCGTCTAACTCAGCATTACGTAAGTGAGCAGGTAAACCGTTTGCAAATAAAGATAATTCAGACATGTTATTCTCCTTGTTGAGGTTTTAAAAATTCAGTTACTTGTTGTTTGGTAAATCTTAAAGCTCTGCCTATCTTGTAACTTTTTAGATTTCCAGCTCTGGCGTGGCGCAGTACAGTTTCTTTATGTACTTTAAGTAGTTCGGCTACTTCTGCAACGGTCAGCAAAGCCTCATCGGTAGATGCTTCACTCATTTTGCTCTCCTTACAGATATGGAGTATTTACTGTCCTGATTTAAGCCTTCAGGCAATAACTCAGGGTTTTCAGACAAGAAGGATTTCATATTAGTCTGATGTATCCGTTGTTCAAGGAGCTGAGGAATATTATGCTCCCTAATAAATCCATACATCGAAGACCAATCACTAGTCCAGTATCTTGTTTTAACTGTGCGAATTACAGTACCTGTGCTGGTACGTAAGCTTTCTGCTCCGGTTTCTTTACACAATTCTAACAGCTCATTAGAAATTAAATCTAACTGTTCTTTGAGCACGTTGTCTTGCTTCTCATATTCTTGCAAAATTTCCGCACGTTTGTCACGGATTTTAATGTACGTAGCAGCTAATTTATCCGCTGTCACCTTACTCATAACGATCTCCTTAAATAAACTCTCCCGTTACGTGGGAGGAACCGTATAGCCATATTAGTTCTATTGTTGTCTTATGTCAACTTTTATTTTCCTCCTCGTATCTCCTCTTCATATAGCGACATAATCGAGTCCTGCATTCTTTCTTTTTGCTCAAGCGCACGGTAAAGCTTATCTTCAACAGGGCTACCTGTTAAGTGTACAACCATGCACGAATTCTTTTGCCCCGCTCTATGCACCCGAGCATTTGCCTGTACATAGGTCTCATAGCTGGTTACTGGTCCAAACCAAACGATCGTATTAGCTGCTGTTAATGTCACTCCGTGCGCAGCCGACTGAGGCTGGATAACTAAAATTCTAGGTGCATTGGTTGTTTGAAACCTGTTAAATACGTCTGTCCTCACCCCGACAGGAACACCCCCGTGAATAACATCTACGCTATACCCTTGCTGTGCAAGATGCCGTTGTATCATTTCTATGCCGTGTCTAAAGTTGGCAAACACTAATACTTTATGGCTGCTCTCGTCGATGATTTCTTCCAGTGCGTTTAAGCGGTTACTCGCATCAAACTCAAGCACCTCTTTGTTGTTAGTATAAATACTGCCCGACGCGATTTGTAGCAGCTTACTTAAATTAACTGCAGCGTTTACTGCGGTGACCTCTTCGCCGGCAGCTTCGATTAACATCTGTTCCTTAAGCTGCTTGTAGTATTTGTTTTGCTGTGGGGTTAACGGTACTTCACGGGTGGTGTACAGCATTTCAGGCAAGTCTAAGCAATCCTCTTTTGTGTATCGGATTGCCGGCTGCAATAGCTTATGCACCATGTCCTCTGCGCCAAGCTTCGGGATATATTTGAACTGCGTTATCTTGGTCATTATGCTGTCTCTAAACGCACCATAGAACTTTGGCACACTACTTGGGTTCATTAGTTTAGCCAGGCCATACGCATCCAACGGAGACTGTGACGCAGGGCTCCCCGTCATACCCCAAAGCCATGTATCGTTCTTAATCAAAGTGTTCATCACTTTCCAGCGCTTGCTTTGTGCGTTCTTATAGTGGTTGTATTCGTCAATAATGATTAAATCAAACCCGCTACGTGCGATGTCTTCCGCTACTATCTCAATCCCATCATAGTTAATGATGATGATCTCTGTGTCTGAAGCAATGATCTTCTTGCGCTTATCCCGAGCGCCATGCGCGATGTCTACTGTTCTGTGCATCACACTCTTGAAAGCATCTGCTCGCCATGCTGAGTCCATAATCGATAGCGGACATACCACTAATACCCGTCTCACTAGCCCTTTGCTCATTAAGTAATCTGCTGCCCATAATGCTGAGCATGATTTGCCTGTGCCCATCTCGTTCAAACAATAAGCTCTACGGTGCATCGTAAGGAAAGCCGCAGTTTGTAACTGATGCTCGAAAGGTTTGTACATACCGGGCCAGTTGTACCTGCCCAAAATGGGGGATGGTACATTTTTAATGCCTAAGTTTTTAAGCACCTGCATTTCTTCAAGCCCCCAATGCACCAGCACTTCGTAAACGCCATCATCCTCGCTGAGCACTTTGCTTTTGGGGATCACTTCTGTGATCCTATCTGGCTTTCTTACGCGCAATTTAACTGCGCGATTATCTATTATCTCCATAACACTCCTTCATCAAGTTGCTTACGGCAACGAATCGGCAAACAGTTAGATTAAATCTTCGTCAATATCTTCTAGTACGTCGAACAGCTGAGGTTTTGCAATCTCTTTACTGAAATACCACGCTCTAATGGCGCTTTTGCATATTTTACGCTCCCGCTGTGCCACGCTGAAAGTATAGGTGATTAATGCATCAATGTGACGCTCAACAATACTTTCAGGGATACCTGACTCAATCGCTAATTTAGATACTGCGCGTGTTGTTACTCTCATTTTTTCCGGTCATATGTTCGTTTAGGCTTGTGATTACTATCACGAGCATAGCTTTGGTTCTTTTTGGCGTCGCCTACAAAGTACCCATCTGTATTAGAGCCGCCCTTTGATAATGCTTTAACATGGCATACGTCTTTACCTTTACGGTCCACGCCTTTCTTATCCAGCGCTCTACGCGCCTTCTGCCTTTCCATTCGTGCTTTATGTGCTGTAGGTCTTTTCTTTTCTAGTGCAGTTTCGTGAGCATAGTCACGGTTTTCTTTCTTGATTGGCATATTAGTTTCTCCCGTTATGCGGGCATGATAGCGCACCACAATATTGCTTGCATAGCCCATTGGGCTTAGGGTTCCACACATCCATTGCATAGGATGCTTCACGTTGTCTCAACGGAATGTCTAGCTTAGCAAAAATATCAAACCGACGATCAAACAGGTACTCTTCTTTAATGAACTCTTTAGCTACAACAAAGAGTAGCCCTGCTTTAATCACTTCGACTTCTGGAAACATTAAAAACACTGAAGCTGCCATTAGTGCCAACTGCTTAGTGTCCGCATACTTAGCGCTTTTACCGGTTTTGTAATCGATAATTCTAGCTTCTTTGCCATTGATAATAACAAGGTCAGCAACCCCTCTAAACCATACATCAGGTGCAAAGAAGTCACAGGCTTCTAATCGACCGTCTCGTTTAGCAATACCTACCTTTAGCTCGCAATGCTTCTCACCGGGCAAAGCGTTAAGCTTATCTAGCATAGCTTGAATATAAGCGAACTGAGGTGGGATGGGTTTACCATCCCTAATAAATTCTTCAGCGGCAAGATGAAGTTCCTTGCCGTAAAGCGTTGCTTCTGTGTCTGTAAATGGTACTTCTTTACTAACCTTCTCCGCATAGTATTTGCGTGGGCACGTAATGTACGTTGTAATTGAACTATATGACCAAGCTGGTAGAGACACAGAAACCCGTTCCTTATTTAATTTTCCCCATCTTAAAATCTAAACTCGGACCGTATCCACCTTCAGCATCTAACGGTATGTCAGGCATCCATGCTGGGGGAATTCTCAGCTGGTCAATAACAAACCGTAGAACATCATCAGCCTCATCTTCACGGGCGAGTAAGTATGCAGCGTCATGGATCGTTAACAATACTCTATGTTTCTTTGCTATGCGGAGCATAGCTTCAGCGATGATACATCGCGCCATAGCTTGTGTTAATCCTTGAAACACTTTACTACCATACAGTTTATCACGTTCTCTTTTGTTTTTCAGAACTGACCATTCTTTACGAAGACCATTGGATGTTTGCACTTCCGACTGACGCAAGTCAGGGTATCGCATATACAGCCCCGATGGCAGCAATGCACCTTCGTGCCCCATTACTTTTATGACGCCATTACGCCCCATCTGCATATATTGGTTATCTCTGACAGCATGAAGTAAGGCATCGCCTTGCGTCCATGTAGATACAACCTCGGTATAGTCGCTCCGGTATAGGTCTACCATCCGCTTAGCTTCAGATTCTCCGGTGTCAATACCGCTCATCTGTTTAGTCTGTTGTCGTAATTTGTTGTGTCCAGTACCGTAGATTAGTGACAATTGGGCTGTTTTACCCATAAATCGTTGAATGTCGTTAATTTCATTGTAAGGTATGCTATACACAGTCGCCGCAAAGTCTTTATACAAATCAACCCCACGCCCCAAGGCTTCTACTTTATCCATCTGCCCAGCGAACGCCAACCCCAACCGTAACTCAATGGCTGATAAATCAGCCCCAACAATGACGTAACCTTTCGGTGCAATGATCGCGCTCTTCAGTTTAGATTTGCGGGGAAGATTTTGACCTTATATTCAAGGAAAGTCGCTACACTTCCCTCCGTTCTCTTATGAACTGCTGTCTATTACTAAACAGAGTAGACTATATCAACACCCTCTAGGGGTGATTACCATTTCCATTACCAATAGCTTGTAATGTACTCCCGTTTCAGGGATAGTCGTTAGGCTTTTAACTAAACAATATTTTTGTTTAGTATTTAGCACGGTAGGTTGTCCTTAGTATGCCTATAGGATTTTCCCCGTTTAGGTAATTTTCGATACGCTATTGCTAGCGTAAAGCCCTCTGCGGCTACGCCACGTTAAGGTTATTTTTTTCCGTTGCGCTCCAACGACCTGTTCTAGCTCCGTAATACAACAACGGTACAGGTAATAAGCTGCCTCTATTGGGGCGCTCAGCAATCGATATAAACCGCTGGGTGCGTGTTTCTTCTAATGTAGATTTTGTACCTAACCTAGCTGCTACGATTGCTTGTACGCGGGGATCATCATGTTCCGCAAGTGCTTTAAGCCCTTCGTCAGTCTTAGCAAACGCATACGAGGGTTGCCCTTTACTGTTAAGCTTCATAGGTGGTTCAACACCAAACGACTCTAGTACAGCAGCGAACTTCTGATTAGACATCAGGTCTTCTTTCTGGATACCGCACTCATCTAGTAGTCTTTCTTTCTGTGCTTTAACATCAGCCAGATGGTCATACAGCACCGCAGTGTCTAGCATCAGTTCCGGTTTAGTATACATCTGGATCGTCATATCAATCAGCTTCAGCTCAGCTGTTGTGAACTTAGGCAACATAGCTTTGAACAGTTTGTAAGTCAGCTCTACGTCATTGATGCAGTACCCACCATAAGCTTCGATCTGTGCTTGGGAGAAATCAGCTCTTCGCATACCAATAGCGTTATGCACCTCGATACCTTTCTTACCCAGCTCATAGTACTCAGCCAATGCTGCAAGGCTACCCCCCACAGATACCGCGTGTAGCGCCCGTGCCATACTTAATGTGCAGACTATGGCTTTAGGGTGGATACCAAAACGCCAACCAAGAATAGCCCCGTCAAACATAGCATTGTGAGCAACAACCATACTATTAGCCCAATCATAATTTGAAAGCCATTCTTTAGTGTCATCAAGTGTGCCTGTAAACCATTGAGTCTCTTCATCATTTTTCTTAACCGCTATCCCAATCACCTCAAATTGAAAGTCATTCACATAAGCTTCTGTTGTCATCTTAGATAGCGAATAATCTTTTGAATAGAACGTTTCGTAGTCGAGCGTCAAAATATCCATTAGAAGTACCCCATCGCATGAGCTGCCCACAACACATTTGTGACAACAAACCCTGCAAACCAAAACCTTACAATCCTTTGCATTACTAAGATGTGCCCAACTGCTTGGCCTATTAAGTCTTTATCCACTTCATCAATGCAATTATCAGACTCTCTGTAACCTAGCAAACACATAACCAATACGTGTGTTGATATAGAAGAGGCATACCCAACAGGTATTGTTTTGAAGTCATCAGTCTCTTGCATTTCTCATCTCCGCTAGATACTTGTCTGCCATTTGCACTGCCACCTCTTCACCGATTAAAGCGGAAATATCTTGGCCTTTATGTCTAACTGCTTCTACCCAGCACTCTTCTGGATTCCCCGGATCTGACCACGTTTGCGCCTCAGCAGCTTCATAGTAAAAATCCACATCTAACTCGATACCTTCAAATATGAAATTCATTTCTCATCTCCTCCAGAACTTGTTTAAGTTCGTCTATATTGTTTTCGTTAACCACTAGCGATACACCACCCGCTTCTTTAATTAACCGCAGCTCTCTATCTTGCAGGGCTGTTGTCGTGCCTTTACCTGCCTTTGCTTCTATACCTACGAATCTCCCATTTAAACAACCAATGAAATCAGGTACCCCCACTTTAGAATACATACCCCCAATAGGCATGAAGTAGTAGACCCCGTACTCTTTCAGCACTTTAGTTATCTTGTCTTTAACAAGCCCCTCTGGCGTCTTCGCCATGCTTCCTCCTTTTGCTCTCTAGTGAGCGTTCAACATTTAATATCCGTGCACACACAGTGTGATATAGCTTATTGGGATAAGGGGTTTCCAAAACTTCCCCGCAGTATCCGCAGGTCTTCTTATAGACAACACCCTTCCTGCCCTTTCGTAGCATCACTCTAGCTTCATATGATAGAGGCATCTTATCTCCAGTCCCTTAGAGGGACGCAATTACAAACCATCAAGTGAATACCACTACGACCACGTTTCCGCATCCGACCTGTCCTTCTGTTACAGGCAGTGGTATTCCTTCATAGTGCTTGTCTTTCCAAGCTGTCACCGAACGATTACAAAAAACCCCGAAGCGGAGGGCCGTGTTAAGCTGATGGTTGCCAGTATTGATCTCTGGCTTACCTGTTATCCGAGACAGGCACGTTTCCTGAGCGTATCAACCTACGCATTAACCATCACGGCTGGCGACTATTCCGGTGCTAATCGACTCTCATGGTGTTCGTCTAGCTTACTAACCAATTCCTAGTGTCCGGTGCTTACGTTGTCTATAATCGCCATGCGTGATGGTGCTGGCCTTTAACATCGCCAGCGCGGATGTGATTGTCGTTAGCCCCATACTTTGCTAACACAACCAAACACCAATCTTTGCCCAGAGGGTCTTTACTGCTCGCCTTTTAACTCGCAGGATGAGGACTGCGTGGTGTTGTTTTCAAGCTCAAGAGTACTAACAATCTGATGGCTACTAGATAGAATCCCAGTAGTCGAGCCACATCGTTCACCATCAAGTGATTGGTATTTATTAGCGCATATCAGGCTTAAGCCCCGCTAACTGGTTCTTAAAATACCAATCCTTCATGATGCTGGTCACGTTATCCAGCTGCTAAATGTTTTCCGCCATTTAGTACGTAAGTACGACCGTCATCAATTGGAAATGAATCAAAACCAACGGAGCAAGATCACTATGTAGAAACTTGGATGCCTTCGTACTCTCGGATTTTATAGGCCAATAACCGATACACGCCTGAGAACACTCCTAATGGAGAATTTACGCAATCGAACAATCGATGACTTCAGTTACACGATACTATTCACTATCACCTGTGTCAACAGGATTTCCAAAAATAATCGGGGCAAATGTTTGCAATTGTCTTTCTATCTCTGCGGCTACATCACGCACTTCTTTCTGCGCATGTTTGGTATTTCTAAGGGCGATAAAGTCTTTAAAGGCCTGATAGTTGCCAGCCACATACAGTTCGGTGGCTTGGGCTTGTGGTAGCCAGAACCGTGCATCTTGTTTAGACATACCGGTGCCCCGCAATTCGTTGTACAGCTTTCTGGCTTCTTGCTCAAACAAAATAATAGAGTCTTTCACATCACCATTTAACTTATCAAACCCCGGCGGTCTTATGAATTCCGCGTCGCTTTCGTCACAATATCGGCTAGAGCGTACAAGGTAATCGAGATGTTTACTACGAGTAAGCTGAGCCAGACATACACGACTAATCCCCTCGACTCTAAATACGACATGACCGAAGCGTAAGACGCTAAGATGTCCAACAGAAATAATATGAGCCAGTCTAGCATCATCATTTCCTTCTCTCCCGTAACAAATTCCCGCAAAACGACCCAAGTTTGACGGGTCTGTGTATTGTTCTAATGTAACTTTCATAACCCAAAACTCCATAGAATTAACTTACCAACAGCCAAGCCCGTCATTATTATGATGATGCAAAACATCGCATTAACTCTATCTCGTAGGTGTTCGACCAAAGCATGTGTTTGCTTATTTTCATATATGCCGTTCACATAATCGTTCCACAAGTTATTGTACAGTCGGGCATTTATCTTGTTCTCCTGTTGAACATCTTCATACCGAACAAACTCGCCTTGCTCTGATTCTTTCATTCGCCAAAAATGTTTTATTGTGTATCTTTGCATCACCAAACCTCCGTCCCTACTGTGTGTCTATTGTTAGCTTGCACTCGTTTCTTCCAGTTCAGGTGAGATTCTCTATTACTCACCATCGCTACAAATTTCCTGCGGTTCAATCGCGAATCTGATAACACTATAGATAAAGTGCTGTTGGTTAGTCGGTATTCTTTTCTAATCATTCATTTTCCCCCGTTCTGCAAGCATTGCGTCTGCCATTGTGTAAGCGCTTTTTGCACAGCTAACACATGTTTGATAAGTCCAGATTAAAGTAGGATCAGTCAAAAAAGCTTGCATAGCCTTAGCCGCAAAATAATCGCGCATTGATAAGCCGCTATGCTCTTCAAAAGCGTTATCAGGATAAACTGTGTTGTGTGGAAACGCTGGCCCACCGTTTTTAATATTCATTCGTTTTCTCCCTTAGCTTTGGCAATTGCCCGAAGTGCATCACCTAGTACACCTTTCTTATCAGCGTAATAACTCATAGGTAGTTCATCACCTGTATGTAGATTGGGTAGAACATTGATTAATGCTTGAAGCAACATATCCCGGTGTGAAGCCTTTATTTGCAATTCTGTCAGCTTATTTTCTGGCACTGTAACCGTGCTAAATTTACGCTCATAATCTTCCGGTGGTGTGCAGGTATGTGCCCAATCAGGGTTACCTGATAATCGTCTGCCACATCGTGGACAAAAGTTAAACCTTACCGCTTGCTCTTGGTCTGCCTGTCCTTGTATTCCCGCACCTTCAACATGCTCTCGAAACTTGCTTTCTCGTTGTCGTCCATCGCTTTCGGCAGTATGAACCCCTTCATCCAATTCGACCCTTTCTTCGGGGGTTTTTTTGTTAAATATAGCTTCGTAATTTTCATCGAATCGTCTCTTGTTTGTTGGGCGTGGGGTGCTACCCTTACCGCCGTGTGTTTGGCCTTTCATTCCACTCCCTCCTTAGCTACCTCAACCATCTTATAAAAGCGTCTATACTCTTCAAAGGGATCATCAGTACCTAAATCTGTAAACGATTTATACACTTTAAAAAGCAGCTCATCATCGGCTTGCCTGTCAGAACTTTTCTGTAACCCCATTGGACAGCTACTTAACACAAATGCATCAGTGAGCTGTGTGATTTTACTCTCCAGTCTATCAAGACGTTTACTCAAGTCTTCACTCATCGTATTCTCCCCGTTTCTTTTTTCTGTTTCTCAGCTTTGGCGATTTCAGCGGCGGCTCTTACGATTGCTCGTCTTGTTGCGGCGTAAGGGTCGTCACCATGAGTTTCTGGATGTATACCAGTTAATTTTTGTTTAATGTGCCAAGGAGTTGTTACGTCGGTGACTGCACCCCAATGGCAAAATCCACCTATATTAATTGTCATATTAAGTTTCACCGCCAGTCTTAGCGCGTCTGCATCAGAGTTAAGAGGATTCCAACCCTGTGTATCACCATGGATCTTGTAGTAGTAATAGATAAACCCACCCTCATCCTTCCACTCCTCGGATAAAAGTTCAATCCCAACCGCCTTAGCTGCAAGTTCTAATAGCTCTTTGTCATTCATCGTATTCTCCCCGTTTCTTTAATTTGTTTCTCGGCCTCGCGTCTTACTGCAACGGCTTCCTCTAATGTCTTAAACGTACCTAAATTGTAGTCAATACTCTTATATTTAATACGCGCTGTGTACACTCCATGTGGTCGGAGCTGAACACCCTTCGGCAAGCCTTTTTTAACTGCTAATACAGCATTACTTAACTTGCCGTTAACCCTGAGTTCTTCTTCGGCATCGTTCCTAGCCTTTACTGCGTCGGCTAGTTTCTCATATGATCCTAAGTTGTACTCAACCCTGTTGAACTTAATCTTCACCCTGTAGGTGTTATGTGGTGTTTTATGCACCCCAGTTGGTAATCCGTTAGCGCCAATCACAGCAGGTCTAACGCGTCCTTTACTACGACCGTCTTCACAGGGTTTCATCGACCACTCAGACTCAATCGTCATCCGTGTTGTCTTTGGTTTGTTACGCTTAGCTAGTGCCAACATCGCTTCGCGCTTAGCCTGTGCTTCTTGTGGCAGGTATGCACCTTTCAGAAACGTTGATGCCATCTTATTGAAGGTTGGTTTAGCATCACCTTGGTTCGGGTATACACCGTGCTTATCGAAGTACCGCTCTGCCGCTATTAGTGCCGCTACGTTATGATCTAGCATGAACTCTTCATACTCACGTTTGCTGAACAACGCTGGCTGTGTGCCTGATGTAACAACGACAGGTTCTGGCGCTCCGATACGCTTTCTAAATGCACGAAGGGTTGTATAGGGAAGCTTGAGTAGCTCAGCGGCTTCTGCATAAGTGATACGGTCAGTCATCGTTATCCCTCACTGCATACCCTGCTTTAAAACCTTCGTAGTGATACAGCCACATATTGGCATGTTGCTCACGGCTAAACGGTTGTTCTCCAATCTTTATCCAATGCTCTTCGGATTCGTTACAAACCCTGCTCGCATAATTGCTGGCTTTTAGATGTAGTTCTTCTGCTTTTGCCGTATGTATTTGCGCTCTTGCATCAGCTAGTGCTACTGCTGTTTCATGTTTCATCGTTTAAAAGCCTCGATCTCTTCGTTAGTTAGTGGTATCGCATAATCCCATCTACAATCATTAACATCTACAAATCTACGGTAATTCCCCGACTCAACTTTGATGACAACATTAATTAACCCAATGTTTGGGTCTGGATCGTAGTCATTTACCCAACACAGCACCCCACGCTCCGGTATGTTTTCCCACCATTCTGGCTCTTTTGGTTTTATGCGATACTCAAAATGAGGGTTAAATATATAAGTGGCTTCAACAACATCTCTCCATTCTCCTATATCGTTTGTCTGTATTTCTGCACCATCCGCCCAAGCGTGAATTAGGTCTGCGTGTTTGTGTTTAGTCATCGTTCTCTCCTACCTCTGATGTTTAATTAACGATTGCTGTCCTTCGTCCAGCTCCCACGGATACTTCGTGCCGCAGTCAATGCACCACTTCATCCTGAGTGAGTAGAACAATCCCATCCCGACCTTGCATTTAGGGCAGATGTTTTTTGGGTTCATGCTTGCTCTCCATCTTAGGTAAGTTATCTATCCACTCGTCAGTTAAGTAGATGCCGTATAAAGCGAGTAGCCAGAAGACTAAAAGCAATCCGTTCATTAGGTTACTCATCGTTTAAAAGCCTCGATCTCTTTGTTGGTTAATGTGGTAAAACTAAGTAACGCTTTTAAAGGTGATAATCCAAGGATTGCGCCAACACTTGATGCGGTTATGCGACCTTTTCTGGCGGCAAACCATTCTGGCTCTTTTGGTTTAATAGCCCATTGCTCCGGTGGAATCCTGTTAAACATTTCAAAAGAGCCGGATGACAACTTACCTTCTTTTGTTAAATGTATCTCGGAGCTGTACGTCAACTGCTGGCTTCGTAAAGTTTCTCCAGCTAATAAAGCTTCCATTATTTCTTTATGGTTTCTCGTCGTTTAAAAGCCTCGATTTCTTTGTTAGTTAGCGGTATCCATCTTCGTGGATTATTTGTTGCCGTTATTCGGACAATATTATCGAAAACATCTTTAACTAATACCCCATGCTCCGGTATGTTTTCCCACCAGTTTGGCTTGGCTCGGAACTTTAATAACTCACTGTCCCATGCGGGATTACTAGCGGGTTGCCACCCGCTATCATCTGGGTTGTCAATCGCATTGTGTTCAATCTCAGCGCCTTCTGCCCACGCATGAATAAGATCTGCGTATTTGTGTCTTTGTCCCATCTCATTCTCCAGCCCCTTCAGGGAGCGATTCTTAATAAAATACTAGGTGTCCTGACTTAGTCAGCTTCTTGGGCGTTCGATACCTGCGCCCCATTTTATACTCGTTGAAGTACATATATCCAGTAAGCGTAGGCTTACGAATCTCTCTTACAGCTAGAACCTCGAAGGGTTTTAGCGAATCTTTAGCAACTGCATTGGGTTTTTTGTCCCAGTACCACGAGTAGGCTCTTGGCTTTCTCATACTACTACATAGGGATACTTGCTCCTGCTTGGCGCGTTCGATGGCTACTGATGCAACGTACCGTTGCGTTAACTCAGACTCACCCCGACTTTCAAAAAACACTATCATCGCCAAGCAGGTAGCAGACATCATCTGCGACCTCGGATCATATTTACCTCATTCTATGGGTGGGTTTACCTCGTTTTTGAGGTGAACACAGGGTTTCAGCTTAACCCGTTTCGTTGCAGGTAGCAATATTTTTTCACCTGTTTTTGGATTTACCCCCATACGTGCTGCTACGGATAGCGTAGTAAATGAGCCAATATCCTTCACGGTCACTATCTCTCCGGTGGCTATTTCCTTAGCAATGGTTTTAGCCAGCAAGTCTAAAACGTTATCAATATCTTTAAGGGTGACTGCCCCCCTAAGTTGGCTATGTATTACGGTCAATAGTTGTCTGTGTGTCATGTTTGTTCTCTATTTGTCGTTTCCAGTTCATATAAGCAGTGACAGGGTTTTTAGCTATACCCGATCGGTTCCGTCCTTTGCACCACCAGTAACCTTGTCGTTTAGTCAATCTTGGTTTCATCGTTTCTTCTTAATCTCTTCATAGCGTTCTGTCACATTGGCAAATGTCCACTTGTTAGGTCTCGGCTTTACTGAGCGTGGGGTTACCTTCTGCCACGGCAGATTCCAGAGATTAATCGGTGGTATCTTCATCACCAAACCAAAGCAAAAATATCAGACAGCAAATCGCATGAGCGGCATGGGGTAATTTACTTTCACAATCTAGCCACTCCCCATCTGAAAGGGCATTTAAATGTCTGTGTGCGGCTGCTCTATATCTACGCCTTGCGTCTGGAACGTGCTTCCAATTGTCTTTACCATATCCTTTGGTGAAAGCACCGAACATCAACACCTTGACCACCTCATCCATCGGTTTCCACGGGACTAGCGAGTAGTCCAGTTTGTCGCTGTCAAACTTCTTGCCTTCCATTACTGCCCTCCGAATATCTCGCTTAGTGCTACGCTTCGTGCTTGTAGAACAGGCACATCCTGTTCACTTATTAGCATCCATACCCTATCGCAGAATCGGTCAACATCGTCTGCTTGTGGCTTACGCATCAGCTTGGTCATCTTGGTGTATAACCAGACTTCGTCTGCTTCTGCCTGTTCTAATTGATCGCTCATAAAATTTACCCGCCCGATAAAAAAAGAAACCCGTTCTTCGCCCCTAGGCATAGCAAGACAGTAAGCGCGACTATATTAATAGTACGGCTCAACCACAGCTCTGCCCTCATCGATTCGATGGTTTGTTTGTCGGTGTATAGTATCCGATTAATGGCATCTGAGCGTAGCTTTTTTGCCTGTTCTATGCGTTCTTGCCTTGCAACAATCTCTACCGTATCCATCTTAATTCCTCATGCTTATGAAGCTAAGTAAGCTAACTATTAACAGCCCTCCAAGCGTTATGTACGCCCCTCCACTCTCTTCTGGTATGGTGTTACCAATACTTGCGCCCATACTTATTAGTATGATGACCATCCCTATAAATCCTACCATCACACACCCCACGCTTCGAGGCTGTCGAGTTCTGCATCGCGCTTGTTCTCTTCGCTCTCCCGCTCAATGGCTTGCATCATGGCAAGGTCGATCTTGTCTAACCACCGATCATTGATCGCATCGGTGATGTCCACGCCCTTGACGCTGACCTTATCAACATAGATTTCGGGATACCCCACTTCAATATCAAAATCGATACCTTCAACGGTTACTCGCATACGTCCACCACTTCTTTAATGGCTTCGATAACGGTATCCCAGTTATACCCAACCTCCGGATCATAGTTATCTTCCATTCGAGCTAGTACTTCTGCGGCTTTAACAAACGACATATCTATGCCGTTATCTGAGCAGTAGTCCTGTATATCATGGATGTTCCATGACACGCTTATTGAGTCGGTGATCTGGTCGATATAGGCACGAAGCGCGAAGGCTTGCCCTGACTTAACTAAATCATTGATAACGGTGGTGTGATATATTTTTAGCATAGGGTTGCTCTCCAAGTATGGTTTAAAATTAGGTTCTCTACTTTTGTCCAAGTGATCTCGTAGTTACAGTCAAAGTAATTCTCTAAGGCAGTTAATATGCAAGCCACTATCTCATCGGATATGTCGATGCCCATCTCTCTTGCTACGTCCTTAATATCCTCGGCACTCCATACGTCAGCGACTTGATTCAGCTCAGTGCTGATAAACTTCTGTAATGCTCCTGCATTGGTCTTGAGCAGGGCGCGGATGTAGTCCTGTTGTTCTGCGGTTAGCATGGTGCATCCTCCAAAATTATCGCTTGATAAAACCAACCATGCGCCCCCTGAAATGGGTTGCCATATAGCTTCCAGCCTTGATTCAATAATACAGTTACTCGATCCTGTAACTCTGGCAAGTGGTCAGCAATAATGTCGTACTTCATTGTTTTTCTCCAGTCAGGTTAGCTCCAGTCAGGTTAGCTCCAGTCAGGTTAGCTCCAGTCAGGTCAGCTTCAGTCAGGTCAGCTTCAGTCAGGTTAGCTCCAGTCAGGTCAGCATAGTGCAGGTCAGCTTCAGTCAGGTCAGCTTCAGTCAGGTCAGCTCCGGTCAGGTTAGCTTTAGTCAGGTCAGCTTCAGTCAGGTCAGCTTTAGTCAGGTCAGCTTCAGTCAGGTCAGCTTCAGTCAGGTCAGCTTTAGTCAGGTCAGCTTTAGTCAGGTCAGCTTTAGTCAGGTTAGCTCCAGTCAGGTCAGCATAGCGCAGGTTAGCTCCAGTCAGGTCATCTTCAGTCAGGTCAGCTTCAGTCAGGTCAGCTCTAGTCAGGTTAGCATTAGTCAGGTTAGCTCTAGTCAGGTTAGCTTTATACAGGTTAGCTCCAGGCAGGTCAGCATATCGCAGGTTAGCTCTAGTCAGGTCAGCATAGCGCAGGTCAGCTCCGGTCAGGTCAGCATAGCGCAGGTCAGCATAGCGCAGGTTAGCTCCGGTCAGGTCAGCATAGCGCAGGTTAGCTTTAGATTTAACGGCAAGTGTTAAGGTTTTAGCTAAGGTATTATCTGGTGCATCATGGTCGAATAGCACCGCTTGAGTGTATCTATGTTTGATTTCAATTAACATGGTTTTTCTCCGGTTTGGTCAGCTTCAGTCAGGATAGCTCCAGTCAGGTCAGCATAGCTCAGGTTAGCTTTAGTCAGGTCAGCCCCAGTCAGGTCAGCTTCAGTCAGGTCAGCTTTAGTCAGGTCAGCTTTAGTCAGGTCAGCTTTAGTCAGGTTAGCTCCAGTCAGGTCAGCATAGCGCAGGTTAGCTCCAGTCAGGTCATCTTCAGTCAGGTCAGCTTTAGTCAGGTCAGCTTTAGTCAGGTCAGCATTAGTCAGGTTAGCTCTAGTCAGGTTAGCTTTATACAGGTTAGCTCCAGGCAGGTCAGCATATCGCAGGT